CGCTGGTGCCTATGACGCTCGATACTGACCGCCCTGAAATCAACATCATTCACCATGAGTGCCTTATTCATTGGGCATTACATAAAGGCTTTGGGATTCCAGATTCCGAAGTTTTTGACATGAACAGATCCGCTTTGGCAGAACAGGAGTTTACCGATTACTTTGGTCAACGTCCTGATTCAGATTTGAGGCGTATCACAAGACACGACGTACCCCATGTGGTCAAGCCATTTTGGGTTTAATTTAATATAGGAGAAGCCTGATGGCTAATACGTTATACGATCCAGCGCGAAAGCGTTTTTTAGAAGGTCAGATTAACTGGCAGACCGATACCATTAAGGTGCTGCTTGTTGATACTGGCGCTTATACGCCGCAGACAGCCACACATGAGTACCTATCGGATATTTCAAGCTCAGCACGTATCGCAGGACCGGTAACATTAACCAGTAAGTCAACCGCTGGTGGTGCCGCAGATGCAGCAGACGTTACCTTTACGTCAGTCACAGGTGCCAGTATCGAAGCCATTATTATCTATAAAGATACATCGAGTGAGGCAACCAGCCCACTGATTGCTTATATTGATACTGCTACTGGCTTACCTATCACACCTAACGGTGGCGATATTATCATCACATGGGATAATGGGACCAACAAAATATTTAAATTGTGATCGCTATAAATCCGTTCCTCATATGTGAGGAACGGATCAATAACACTGACTTAGGATTGTTGATATGACTGACTTAGACAAACCAAAAGCCCCACGTAAGAAAAAACCACCCACTCAGATCGCTGGCGTGACTGGCATTGACGGTCATGGTGCAATGGGCGAAGCGCCTATTGAGCCAGCAGCAGAGTTTCGGCAGTACATTGACTGGCATAAACTAACCAGCTTGCCAGCGTTTGAGATGTTCGTACTAGAAGAAAGTGGTCAAGCGGTAGGGTCATCTGCTAGTGAGTGGGTGATCGCAAGGCGCAGCTCGATGGGTGATGACAAGTTATATGATTTATACGCTAAATGGCATGAGAAAAAAGGCTTATGGGTAGATGAAACGCCAGTTGGTAGGCTGATAAAAGGGATTAAGTGATATGGCTGGCGTAAGGCTTCAGTGGGCTAAATTTGGCAAGGTAGATAGTTTTAATATCTATCGTTCTGAACAGCCTATTGATTTTAGCAATCTACCTCCAGCTATTGCAACCGGGGTCATTGAATGTGATTACTGGGATACATCGGCTGTGCCAAGGACTCAGTATTACTATACGATTGAAGCGTTACTAGGAGGTAAATCCAGCATGAGTGACGAGCAGGTAAGTGTATTTACTGTAAACAATGACTTTGTTTTCGTGGCTAATGATGGTTATATTCCACCAACATCACCTAACATCAACTTTATTTGGTAAAGCACTATGGCAAATATAGCTATTATTGGCGCAGAGCAGGACAACCCATCATCAATTAATCTTAGAAAAGTATTGCTTGCCGCCGACCCACCCCATATATGCACCCTGATAGCTGAGTCAGCAACGACATCGTTGCTGACCTATGATTTAATAATAACCACAAGGGTTATGAATGGTGTTAATGCTAACGGAAATATAGTAACTGCCTTCAATAGTGGTGTGCCCGTTATTTGCGGCATGATGCAGACTGATATAACATCAAACACCGTTGGTCCTACGTCTGCGATACTGTCAGGAAAAATTGGCTTATCACCTAAAAGCGCAGCCAACTCAGCTTATATTGATGTAGTGTCAACAACCGATGATTTCTTACCAAGATATGCTATTGGCACAGCGGTAAGAACGCACCCTGCTAATGAGTTCCAAAGCTATACGCCGATAAGCTCATTAGCAGCTGGAGCAAAAGTCTACTTTAGTAGTAGGACGGGCGCTGACTTTGCTTCAGTAGCGATTGCCCCGTTTGGTTCAGCATCTTTATTGGGCGGAACATTCCCCGCTGCATGTGCGATTGTAGGCTTTTTATATGCGTCCAACTACGACTATACGCCGCAAGCAGCAGAGTTAATCAGAACGCTAGTTGATACTGTTTTTCTTGCTAATAACAGAAAGGCGATATCAGGGTACTCACTGAAAGAGGATGGTAGCCCTGAGCCAGCCACTGTTTATGCTTACAAGCACTCCACTGGGGAGCTTTTTAAGAAAACCGAAACAGATGTGAGTGGTCGGTATTCAATTACGGTTGGTGACGAGTTGTTTTTTATAGTATGTGATAATGGCGACCCAAGTAGTAATTTAAAAATTATTGGTCGCGCACAAGGTTTTTGACAATAAAAGGCTGTCGTGATGAGTGTTGGTTACAGTGCATTTAAGCCGTATCTTTTACAGGCAACGTACCAGGGCGCTTATTTAAAAAAGCCGCCAGCTAAGCCTATAGATATAAAAGCTACGTTCGACCCTTATTACAAAGTAGGCGCAAGCATTGTAGTCGTGTATGGCGTAAATGCTTTTAGAGCAAGCGCGCCAGCAATCCATAACCAATTAACCTACACCGCCCCAAGTGGATTTTCAAACAGCGATATCGGCACGCCGTCCATTAGAAATAACGCTGTCATTATTTTCGCAAGCAGTATTTCACCCAATACCATTCCCTTTCCAACCATATATAGCCTTACGTCATACATAAAAACAATAGGTATCAATGATATCGGTTATGGTATCGCCTACGTTCAAGGTGGTATTAAGACCGTTACGCCTTATGGGTTATTAGCGACAATCTTTGGTGCAGCCACAACAGGATTACCATTTGCCAAGCCGTCAGGCTTTGTTAGCTCGTTAATGGGTGTTCCTACTGTCCGACCTTATATTGTTTATCCTACTGGCATTGAACACTTAAAAATTGGCACACATAAGGTAGGTTTTCAGCCAACAATACGCCCCGATGGTTACAGCCAAACACTATGGGGTAATACTACTGTTTGGTATCACACAAGACCGCTATCACCTACTGCTATCAACTCAATGGATATGGGTTATCCCATTGTCTTTGACCCAGCGCAAGAGGTGCAAGCACCATCACTGATAGCTTCTGCTATCTTTGGTGATACCTATGTTAAAAATTACAACTCTATTATTCGTGCCAGCAGTATCATTACTGGCGCGTTTAGTGATTACACGGTACTCACCAACCTAAACAGACACGTTTCAGTTAAAAGTATTGATAGCTCAGCTATTGGCGCAGTCGCTATTCGCAATAAAACCCCATCTATCTTTGTAGAGGGCATTGCAAATCCTAATTTTAACCAGCCAGCAATCGGCTATCGTCAGCGCACTGTAGTACCAACAGGTTTTGACCGCCTGATTTTTGGCAGACCAACGCTCACCAAGACACCGCAGTTATTCCCTAGAGCCTTTCAAAGCTCAGTAGTTGGCAGTGGCTTAACCGTCACCTATAAAAACCGCGCCTTTGAAATGGCAGGTTTTGACGCGCTGGTAGTAGGTGAGAATAAAGAGCAGCACATCGTATGGTTTAGGCAGCGCAAGCTATCACCTACGTCATGGTCTTCATCTAACCTAACAGGGCGCACCATATTAACCCACTACCTAAGAGAGCTTATAAGCAAAGGCTATGAAGCCACTGTTTATGGCAGACCGTGGGTAAGTGCTGGTCAGCGTGTCATTGAGCCACAAGGTATTTATAAAAACTCCCCATCTAATCACCTAGTTGGTAGATTGCAGACCATTAGCGTAGAGGGTTATATCGCCACCTTGTTTGGCACACGCATTATCCCTGAGTCGCAGTCAGTATACCCGCTAGGATTTATTGGCACGTTTGGCGATACCGTTATCGGCTTCCATACACGCCACCTAAGACCGATCGGCTTTTCAATAGATACTGACCGACAAATATCAGAGCGCTGGGGCATTGGTCATGTGTTCAATAGCGTGCAATACATTACCCAAGAGTTTGATGTAAGCAGTGGGCTTGTACCGCCACCGTGGTCAGACTATATGCTGATAGAGAATAGAAACAAGTCTATTGGGCCAGTTGGTTTTGTTGCTCAAAAATTTGGTTATTCAGTAGCAAGTAATAACGCCACGCCATTATTGCCAGTAGGTATTGAGCCACCAGTATCAGGCCGTTTTGAACAGGCGTTGATTGCCCATGCTGTCAGAATTGTTGCGCTTGATGGTATCGAACCGCCACAAATAAGCCCTTGGTTGGCTATCTATAACGCAGCACGACTACTTGCACCTAACGGCATAAACGAGTCGCTAGTATGCAATCCTAGTGTGATCAGCAATAGGCGTTACTTTAATGGCATTGGTCGCTTTGAGAGCTTGGTAATATCGCAGCCAATGGTATCGCACGCTATAAGGTTTATTGATATAGAGCCACGCTACAGCATATTCCCACCGCAGATAAACTTGCCAGTGATTAGTAACTACGTTAAGTATGTGGAAGTCGTAGGGCTTGATACGCTATCAACAGGATTGCCTGACTTGGTAGAGCGTTTTAATATCATTGGTCCTAAGTGGAAATATAACTACAACATGGGCGACCCATACATACGCAACTCAACGCCTGAAGTTGCACCCTATGGGCATGATAGTAATGAGTTTGGCGATACCAAGATAAGAACGCAATGGCGCAGAGTTACCACCGCAGGAGATACTGCGACATTGTGGGGCAAACCAAGTGTGCTTGACCGCAAGCAAACCGTTGTACCGTTAGGTTGGCGAGATACTATAAGCAATCAAAAGCTAGTGGTTACCAGATTAGGCGCACCGCCATACAGTGAGCAAAAAATTGACTTGCAAGGCGGCGGCATTAAAGTGCCTGACGTAAGTCTTTATTATCTACAAGTGCCAAGACCAGTTATCAAGCAAAACATTATCTATGTTGAAAACGATAAGCCGTGGACAATATTTGGCGCACCAGTGGTTACTGCTAACTCTATTAGAATAATGAATGGCATAGGTGAGTTCAAATTTAGTAGTAACGCAAGAGTAGAGCTTAAAGATAGGGCTGTACAAGTAAGCGCTATAAGTTCAGTAGTAAGTGTTGGCAGCCCTAGGTTATCACCCTGGACAATATACACTGGTAAAAACCCGCCGGTGCAAGCTATAAAGAACCATGTTATTCCCGCCTTATCGCTACATGATGTTGATTACTTTACAAGCAAGGGTGTAGGTATCGCTATTGGTTATCCAACCGTAACCAATCAAAATAGAATAGCTTACGTCAGGTCAAACGAAGATAGGAATGGATTGGCTATGGGAATGCCTCGTGTATGGCTTGGCAAGCAATTTATCAACCTACACTTTGAGGGCGTTCCAGCTGGCAGGTTCGGCACACCTAAAATACCGTTTACTGACCAATACATCATATCGTTTAGTCAGTCGCATGATAGCTTGGAAATGGGTGTTATTAAGATTGAGTCGCTGCGTTATGATGTGGATCGGGCTGGTGGTATTGGATCTCCAGCAATGCCTAAGCACGAGATAATGCTAAAGCATAGAAAGGTTGCAGCCATAGGGTTAAGCTCACTGGCAATGGGAACAAAATTGAGTAACGACAGACCCTATATGTGGCAAGGCTTGCGTATTGGTGAGTATGTGGATTTTATATTTAATGGTTTTGATGCAGCTAGGTACGGCACAGCCTTTATATCGTATAGAGTTCGCGGTATTGAGCTAGAGGGTTTTGACACATTCCGTAGCGAGTACGATATCAATAACTTCATTGGAAGAATGAGAGTAACTAAAACGCCATTACCGCCACCACCAGCCAGCACAATAATCGCAGATGGTTTTGATGCTTACTTATCAGGCATAACATCCTTAAAGCACGGGCAGTATTTCATACGCCCTGACGGAAACTCAGATCAATTCAGAAAAGGAGGCTATCATGCCTAGCCAAAGTTTTATGCCGTGTTTCGGTATCGATAACACCTCAGAAGATGCCGCAATGGTGCAGGGCGGTCGTGAGCCATTCGTTTATATGCGCGATGTGGTGAACGCTAATGTCACGCCAGCTGGCAAGATAGATATGATTACCAGTGGCGGTAAGGTCACAGACAGTAAGTATCATAGTCTATGGCAAAGCCCGTTACATAAAGACGTTTTTGGGCTATACGTCAATGATTGGGTAAGGGTGAGGATAGATGGTAATAGTTGGTCGCATGAAGTGCTGGCAACTATTGGTGATGGCGAAGTGAGTCATGCCGTACTAAACAATCAGGTTGTGGTAGCTGGTAAGCATGGGTTGTATGCCTATGACGGTCACTTAGCGATACCACTTACCATTGATACACCGCCGTCACCGTTTCTAGCCAGCGCGATAGCTGACCACACAAGAACAAGAAGTATTGCTATCTCATGGCTGCGTGGCGATATGGAGTCGTCATTATCTAACTATGTAAGTATGGGTGAGAGTGGTGATATAGCGCTACCTATGGTTTTTGACCCTACCGTGACTGGCGTAAATATCTATGCGACCAGTGTTGGCGGTACTGATATGCAGCTGGCTGGCACGATAGATAGAGCAGGGACCAACTTTGCAATCACCAAAGATCATAAACTTGGTATGGCAGCACAGTTCGCCCATCTATCACCTATGCCTACTGGTAAACATTTATGCTATTGGCGTGGTCGCTTAATCACTGCTACGGCAAACGTCATTCGATTTTCAGAGCCGCTGGCCTACCATCTTCACGATGAGCGCCATGGCTTTATTCAAACCAGCCAGCGTGTCACCTTTATCCAGCCAGTCGAGAATGGATTGTGGGTTGGTCAGTCGGACCATGTGATATTCATTGAGGGCACCAGTCCTGATGCTATGACCGTCTCTATTAAGAGCGCACAAGCGCCAGTTCCAAAC